ACTGAACCCGATTGGAGGAATCTCTTGTACACCACTCATCAGCGGTTTGGACAACGCCAGTATTTTTCTGGCGGCTTTGGCTCGCGCCATTGGTCCACACCTCAGCTGATTGAAGGTGTCTACTCTTGGAGGACGGGAAAGAACGCGAGTTCTGACCCCCCTGTTTCCCCACAGCTTCGCCATGGTGGAAACGGTGGTTTGTTTGGCGTTCGCACGCCAACGACCAGGGGACCTCTTCTGGATCGCCTTGCTGACCGCAAGCGCTATCTAGAGGAAGTGTCGAGATCGATGTTCCCGGCTGAGACTCAGACGGGTTCAACTTCAACGAGTAGAGTATCCACGACGGACTCTGGGCATCTCTTCGCGTCTCACAAGACGTTTCGGGGATGCTACAAAGGTTTCGTCACGCCGAACCCCAAAGAGTTTGGCACCTATACAGGTGACATTTGGGGAGCAACCACTGGTGGTCTAGTTAACCCTTCCGGTTATGTTTTCGGTTTTCCAACCGTCACTACCGGTCGTCTAACTGTGTCTAACACAGATCGACAAGGGATGGCCAACAGTTACTTTGCTGCTACGGCCCCTGACAGGAACGTGGGGTCACTAGCTGTAACTCTTATTGAGTTACTGCGTGGTGACATTCCATCGGTCCTGAAGAACTTCCGTGAGATGATGGCAGGGTACAAATCCATTCGCAATGCGCTTGGATCTGATTACCTCAACATCGTCTTCGGATGGACTCCACTGATACAGGAATATGCCAACGTCATTAAAGTTGGTATGAACCTGGAGCGCGTCATTTACTACGAATCGTTCCGTAGAAAACGACGCTGGGATGGCCCGTCCTTCAACCAAAAGTTGGACGAGATACACCACATCAATTATATTGGTGCGGCGTATACAAACACTCAACGGTTCTCTGAACCGGGTGATGTGTTTGGCCCTTCTGGTGGTGCGACTATTCGCTATCAAGTGAATACCGAGATTAGTGAAAGTGAAAACTATCACTTCTCGTCGCGCTACACCGGTCTAGCGAAGGCTAGCCGGAAGGCAGAATCCCTCAGTGATCAGGCATCGGATGTCTTCAAGAGATTGGGACTGGTCGATGACCCACAATTGTTGTGGGATCTTCTACCATACTCCTGGTTGGTTGATTGGTTCACCACTATGGGTGACTCGATCGCTAACGCAAACACCTATGCTCCCCATGCTGGGAAGTACAGTGTTGATTACGCCTATTTGACGACTCAACGTGTGCAGAAAGTTGACTCAGCCGTAGTACGGCCTGAGGAAATCTCTCCACAAATCAAGTCGATCACTCTGAGTGTCCCCAAATCCTTTGGGTACAGCACAACGAGATGGCGTGATCGAGCCACTCCTTTCGGGTTTGGCACGCAGATGGCTAGCTTGTCTGCTAGTCAATTTGCGATCCTGACGAGCCTTGGTTTAGCCAAGACCCGTTGATCACAACTGAATACCAATTGAACAACAATTCAACATGGACAGGAGTCCAAGATGGCATACAACGACCCTCAGGCAGTCACCGTTGACGGTACGGCTTACTCGCTTCCGCGAGTGATCACCGGTACTACCGTCGGTAAGTTTGTGTCCGCTGATGCGAACAAGGAACTTACCATCGATCCGCGTGGCACGGCTAAGCGCCGTCGCAACGTGGCCCGCTTCTACTCGAAGCGGCTGGCTATCGATCCGCTTGGATCGGGCCTGTCGACTCAGGTGCAGAGTATGGTGTCGCTCACGATTGATCGACCCAACTCCGGAGTCACTGACGCTGATATCGAGAAGGATCTTCTCGGTTTCCTCGCCTGGCTCACTGCTAACACCAACGCCAACCTCAAGAAGCTGGTTGTTGGCGAGAACTGATGACTGACACGATCCTTATCATGTCGATCATTACCCTGACGGGTCTCACCGGTATTTGTATCGGCGGGATGGTCGGGGCGGTTCTCTCTAAGAGTCGCGCGTAAGCGCTTCTCTGTTGTCCCATCTTGGCTTGGAACTACTAGCCCTTTGAAAGGGGGCAGAGTTGAAAAGCCAAGTAATCCTCCTTGAGCACCTCCTGCAAGACGCAGGAAGTGCTCTGGGGTTCAGTGCAAAGAGAGACATTGAGACTCTCTGGGAGAGATACGACAAGGAAGGTTTACCTTTCTTGACGATCACACTGCCACGCCTCGATGACCTGCTTGTTGCAGGGCTTCGGGACGGACAACTCCCTTCGTACGAAGGGTGGTTGTCGCGGTGTGCCTACCCTGAATTCCTTCGTGGAATTTGGGGTTTGATCTTCTCCAGGGATGGAGCATTGCTCTCCAACCCCAGCATACCGGCAATTCGCTGGCTTCGTCAGATCTCACGTCTTCATAAGAAGATTTTCGAGGTTTGCGAGCCTGAGCGTGTTGAGGCCGAAATTTCTCAGTTCAAGACTACAGACTCAAGTCTGCCATCGAGAGCTGAAATTCGTTCCTCAATCGACCCGTATGCCCGAAAAGTTGCCCAACTGTTGTTTGGCAAACTGATCGGTGAGGCCCTTGCGACCGTCGGAGACGGCAAGCATGGGCCCGGTGCTGTATCCGAACACTTCGGTGTTAATGAGAGATGGGGTTTCGACTCCATCTCTTACAACATCGAAGCGCTGGTGGGACCTGAGTATTTTCGATCCTCATGGATCGATCTGCTCGAACGGCCCCCCTCCATTCAGGAGGTACCTGCTAGACTGATTGCAGTCCCAAAGACTGCTGTTAAGCCGCGTTTGATTTCAATCGAACCGGCTTATAATCAGTTTGTTCAGCAGGCGCTTCAGCTTCGTCTAAAAGACTTGCTGGAGCGTGGTGATTTTGCGTGTTCTTACACGTATCAGCACCATAACCAGAGGATGGCCCTTCAAGGGTCGATTGATGGCAAGATTGCCACAATCGACCTTTCCGAGGCCTCGGACCGTGTTAGCTTGGCACTTGTAGAGGAGCTCTTCGGGTTTAACCCGTCGTTCATCCGCTACTTGAAGCTTTCGCGTTCACGGTTCGTACAGACCGAGGATGACGATCTTATTCTTCTGAATAAGTTCGCGTCCATGGGGTCCGCATTGACATTCCCTGTGGAATCGATGGTCTTCATGACTCTCGTTGTCACAGTTCTATGTCGTATGCGGGGCGACTTTTCTGAGCGGACTATCAAGTCCTATCGGAAAAGATCGGGTACACTGAGCATCTATGGAGATGATATTATCATTCCCGTAGATGCCTACCCCAACGTGGTGCAGTCACTGACTTCCCTTGGGATGAAAGTGAATGATTCTAAAAGCTTCTCATCTGGGAAGTTTCGGGAATCATGTGGCGTGGACGCTTACGATGGCAGGGTTGTTACTCCTGCCTACGCACGCGCTTACCTCCCTGAATCACGGGCGAAGAGCAATGAGCTGGTGAAAGCCAGTTCACTGCGAAACCAACTGTTCGAGCGATTTGGAGAGATCCAGACCGTTCGCTTCCTTGACTCCCATCGGGAGACTCGTGAAGTATCCAACCATCCCCCGCGAGTTCTCACTGGCACCACCGTCGGTAGCTTCAAGTCCGCCGAGCGGCAGGGAGTGGCGAATAACTTCTTCGCCAACACAAACCCGGACCGAAACGAAGCCTCTATGGGCGTAACCATGATTGAGTTACTCCGTGGAGACATTCCATCGGTCTTGAAGAACTTCCGAAAGATGACGGAAGAGGCACAGTCCTTGCGCAAAACGCTTGGTTCTGATTACCTCAACATCGCTTTCGGTTGGGCTCCCCTGATCAGTGAAGCAGCCAATCTTCTCAAGATTGGCCTCTCCATTGATCGTGCCATCTACTACGAGTCGTTCCGTAGGCAGAGGCAGTGGGATGGTCCCTCAGTTCGTACCAACGCAGTTGTTTCCGGCGTTTCTCTTGGTTATACCAGGAGTCCCGTCGGTACTTTCAACTACGGAGGTTCGTCTGTGAGTGCTCCGTATAGTTCTGGGAACGGCATCTCTCTCAGTAACATCGAGAGGGTTACGGTTCGTCAGGAGGACTACTCGTTTACGAGTAGGTATACGGGCATCGCTAAGCCACCAAGTTTAGCGAACTATCACATGGAACGGGCTTTGAACATGGCTCAAAGGTTGGGTGTGATCAACGACCCCCAATTGATTTGGGAGTTGATGCCATACTCATGGTTGGTTGATTGGTTTTCCACAATGGGATCCTCAATCTCCAACGCGAATACATATTCCCCGATGAAGGGAAAGTATTCAGTCGATTATGCCTATGTGACCACGAAGCATGTTGTCGAGGAAACGTTGGACTTTACCACTGGTAAGTTCAACAACCCGACGCTTCTTCGTTCATTTGCCTGGCGTAACCCCGTTTCATACGGAGCTACAACCTGCAAATGGCGTGATCGAGCAACCCCCTTCGGGTTCGGAACCCAGCTGGGAAGCTTGTCTGCTTCTCAGTTTGGGATCCTGGTTGCTCTTGGCCTTGCCAAGAGTCGCTGACAATTCAACAACAATCGAACAATAATCGAACATGGACAGGAGTCCAAGATGGCATTCACCGATCCTCAGTCGCTCACAGTCGACGGTACCGCGTACACGCTTCCGCGTGTTCTTACGGGTACCACCGTCGGTAGCTTCAAGGCCGCAGATGCGACCAAGGAGCTTACCATCG